TTTACCACCTCATCAAGGTTAATCATCGGAGCCTCGCCAGCAAGCCTCTCTTGTTCGATGTCACTGTTAAGCCCTACCCATTCCTGTTTGGTCTGGTTGCTAATCCAATCCACACCAGTGAGCACTTGAATGAGCGTCTCATTGTCAGTAGGCAAAGTGCGTTCGAAAGATACGCTAATCGCTTCAGGTTGCATGTTGTCTCTGAGGCGCACAAGTTCCATGATAAGGTCAAGCCGCTTCTTGGTACCGTCAATAAAGACCTTCTCAATCCGCTTGGAGTACATGTCCATGTCAAACAGCTTTATCTTGAGTGCCTTTGCACTTGCTTCCCCTTCCATCTGCGTATGCCAATCCACCGTGTGCGAATGGCGGTAGATTTCTTGGATAAGCAAATCCGTAACGTACTTGCGGAACTCTGGTGAAAGGTTCTTCTCAAGGAACTGCGGTGTAATCTCGTCCTTTGAAATGTCCTCAAGGGTCTTGATTTCGTTGAGGTGGTCTCTATCTTCTTGGGTAAGTTGTTTGCCAAGAAGCAGAATTGCGTCAACGATGCGATCAATTTCGTTTGAGTTGCCTGTAATCGCCCAGTCAAGAGCTTCAATGTAGGACACAACAGAATCGAACGGTGAGGTATCGCCTATCATTTCAGAGCGGTATTCGACAACAGGGCACATGGAGAATGTGAGTTCCCTTGTGTCAATCTGGGTGTAGTTATCTTTGTCCTTCTCTGCTCTGAATTGTGTCCACTCGGTAGCGGTAATGTAGTCAGCCAACTTTGCGCCATTGCTCTCACGGAACCACACAACAGCGATAATCTCCGGCTCTATGGTGTCTGAGTAAATGGGGACAACAGAAAGAGGGTCAAGTGGTGCAAACTTTATCTGCGTGCCCTTGAGGTTCTCCCCATCCCCGACTGTGTATACAAGCTCGTAAGCCCGATTGAAGGTCAAAGCGTTAAGCCCCGCCTTCATGTCCTTCACGCTCACGTTATTAGCGTCAAGGATTTCTTGGATGTGCGCTTCATACTCATCATTCTCGCTATCGTATTGCACATTGGAAAACAGGTAGCCAGCGTGGGTGTCAATCACCGTTGCGAAATAAGCAGTAGGCACACACCAGTTGGGAGTACGCTTCTTCATATCCCTCTGTCTAATCCGTTCCATGAGGTTCGGATTCCGCTTCATGTACAGGTCATAGTACAGCTTCATCTGCTGATAAATGTTTGTGCTGGTGTAGCCGTCAATCAGTTCTTTTATCGTCTTTCCGTCCATGTTATCTCCCTACTGAGTAAGTACCCTTCTCCAACCGCTGTACTGCACAAGCAGCCGAGTCGGGTGCATCATCGTGCCCTTGGTTTTCTTGGTAATCAACTATCTGCTCTATGTACTCTGGGTCTGTCTCTGGTGTCCAGTATATATCATTCCAGCTAGATTTCAAATAGGTGCTAATCTTGATGTGCTTGTTAAGATGCTCGTTGTACGTTGAGATATTCGGCCACATCTGCCCGAACTCCTTCGCCAAGTATCCCTTGTCAGCGTTGCGCTCCATGTAGAGCGTGCCTGCCTTGTACTTCTGCAAGAGGGATAGTATCTCGTTGTAGTGGTTCTGTACATGCGACTGCCACACTTTGCCGTATCCGTATAGCTTGTCCCCCACCTTGCACATGATAGTCAATGCAGTTGTATCCGCTCCACCGTAAGAAGCGTCTATATGGGCGATTCCGTCAACGTAAGGATACTTCTCATATTTCGGGTTAGGGAATAAGCAATCTTCATCGGCAACATGTTTCAACTCGTAGTTGGCGGAGAACAGGCTTGCTGTCATGCTCTGCTTCTTCTTGAGTATGCCTGCTTCGTCAAAAAGTCCAGTGTCGTAGATAGTGTATCTTTCGGGTGGCGGCATAAGCCTGAAAGTGTCCATCTTGTGCCACGGCGTGCCTGTGTTGAGTATCACACCACCCTTGGTTCTGATGTTCTGCAACTCTTGGTAGATGTTATCCGTCTGGATTCGCTCAGCGTTTGAGATTCTATCCTTGAGGGTGACAATATCATCGGTGTAAATGCGCTTGAAATGCTTGCCAGTGATAGCAAACGAGCGAACGCCATCGGCCACCAGTTGGCTTTCCTTGCTCCCTTGGTCAGTGAATAGGTTGGTATGGATTTCCGTTTGGGTATCTTTGAGCAGTTGGATAGGCTTCTTGTTGACAGCCATTGAAAAGGATTGGGCAATATCCGATTGGAGGTTCTTCTTGACCGCCCTTACAAACTCAACCGTTGAACCGCTCTCCTTTCGGAGAAGCAAGATGGTAAGCTCTGGTCGGAGGATGATTGCCATAGTGACTGCGACTATTAGGCACGTGGTTTTGTATGAATCTCTATGAGCTTGGAGTGTGTAGTCCTCATCCCTCCAAAGCAAGGTCTTTATCCACTCGTTGTGAATGCCTTCAAGAAGGTTGTACCCTAGAAGGTGCGCAAATGCGATTGGATATTCAATGAGTGCCTTAGCTTCATCATTTGTCATTGACCATTGCCTTGACCTTATCTATGGTCTGCTTGATTTCAACAGGGGTATCTCCGCCCTCTATCTTCATCTCTTGCTTGTCAGTCCAGCCGAGTTGCTTCAATGAGAATATTGCCATAGTGCTGTTCACCTCGTTCATCAAGCCCTTTCTTTCAAGCTGTGCTTCCTTCTTTGCTATCAGCTTTTTTGTGAGTGTCGAAAACTCTGGATAATCATACAGTATTTGGCGATTGATGTCATTCAGATATGCGAACTCGGCAACGATTGGGATTTCAGTCGTAGCAATGTATTGCACCAACTTATCCCTAATCTCGGCCACCTGTTCGTCTGTGAATGTCCTTGGTCTGCCTACTTCGTTTGCCATGCCTTTATTATAACACATTATTCAGAAGTGTCAAGGTTGCGTTCGGGCATAGAAAAACCCCTCAAGAGAGAGGCGTGATCTATCGGTAGTTTTCCCATTTCACTGTTTTAAAAACTGCCTTCATATTCACCCATCTTGCAAATCTTTTTTGGTATGGATTATCCTTGACAAACGGCATTACAAAAGGGTCAATACCAAGCGACCTAAGAGTTTCCACCCTATACAAATCCTCTTCCGGTGTCGAATCAAATCCGATTAACACATAGCATGAAATTTTGTACGGCTTTATGTACTTGACCATATTCTCAAGTTGTGGCCTCAAGTCCATCTTCGGAAAATCCCAAGCAACATGAATCTGGCCGAGTATTGGCATGGTATTGAGTGCTTCCGCTTGTTCTTCGTCTATGATCCGAACATCAACTCCATGCAACTTAACAGGCTGGCCGATCGCCATAATATCTTTGTATGCGTCACGCCATTCTGGATTTGCAAAGAAGTTATTATCCAATACCTCAACATGCTCACCATTTGGATTGAGCTTCATCGGCTTGGTCGGATAGATGTAGCCTTCTTTTCTTCGTACTACGCAGAATGGGCAATTACGGATGCAACCACGAGAGAAAAACTGCATTGAATAGTTGTGTTGTGGATAGAGTGAGTAGTCCAACTCTTCGATGTCGTCTATCTCCTTGGGGAGCTTTTTCTCAATGTCGATTCCTGTTCCACCCTTGAAAATGTCAGCATGTTTTGGGTCATAGGCGTGAGGTTCTGTGAAGTCGAATAGCTTGCTCTCGTAGAAGATGTCTGTATCCTCAGCATCGAACATCGGGTCATACCAACCAACATCAGCTCCTCTCGCTTTCCAGTAAGAGGAGCATTTCATGATCGCTATATTGGGCATCTTGCTATCTCTTGCAAGCAACCTTATTTTCATTTACCAAACTCCAAACTTCCATACAAATCGTCAAGGCAACTAGCAATCTTTTCTGTTGCTTCCATAATCTTTTGGTGTGAGTTTTCTGGGAGTGGCATAATTTCCCTTGTGTACTCAAGAGCGAGTGCATATGCCGTTGCTTCCGCATAGGTGTCAAACTTCACAAAACAATCAATGAAATCAATATTGGCTACTCCATAATACCCAATCTCATCTTGGGGATTTGAAAACACGATGAATACAACATGATCACCCAAAACCTCAACCAACAATGCGTTTTCCGAAATAGTACCTTTTACAGCCTCAAACTCTTCAATAGTGTTTCTCATACGATATTCTCCTTTCCCTTAGTGATACTTTATATTACACCCTATAGTAGAAAGTGTCAATGGATAGTTTTTAAATAGTTGAAATATTTTTGATCGCTTAGGTTCTGTGCTGCTTTGCTTGTATCTCTTCCCATGTAAGACCGACAATGAGGTTAGCAGGCTCGTAGTCATACGCCTTGCACTTTGGGCAATCCTCGTCCGGCACGTTGCAATATCCCAGCTTGTTCCTTGTCATGCAAGTTGCCCTGCGTTGTTCTATGCTCTCTTGTTTAATTCTCATAGCTCTCCCCTACCAGCCATAGCATCACCTTTCCCAGGTTACTCTACTTAGTGGCTTACCAACCCAAGTTGGTCTTGCTCCCCTAGCACCGTATTGAGTGGTAGCTAATCACTCCAGCCATAGTGCCGTGAACGTCAAACAAGTATTCCCTGCCGACAGGTTCTAGAAAATCTGGCATCATTTCCGACTAATTTACGGCTCTCGGCTTGTAGTCACCCTGCGTATTGCGTAACCGAAGATTTAACTCGTAACGCCAGCTTCTTAGGCTCGGTTTGCCAGAAAAAGGAAGAGCCTTTATCTAGCGTCCCCGACCAAGGGGACTGTGTACCACAGGGGAGATACACATACGCTAAATAAAAGCTCTTTCCCCTGTACAATAGCTGGTTAGACTATCTACTAACTACTATACAACCTTTACACATTGTTGTCAAGTGTCAGAGTAAGCCCTTGCCTATCCACCCTTCTCGCTCTCCTTGCAAGCCTTCTCTTAACGTTATGGCTATGGTGCCAGATGTACTTGTAGCAATGCCTAGCTCTGATAGCGTCCCACTCAGCACCTCCCTTGAGCTTCTGCCGTGTCCCCATCATCGGCCAACCCTCTCTATGTATTCCTTTGCTGTGATGTATTCATCGTACATGTGGTGGCAGCTTTTGCGTTCACCAAGCCTTTCGACTTCTGGGGCAACCACGTTGTAAAGGTCAATGAACAGGCTCCACAAGTCCTCTCCGTCTTGCGCCTCGTACAACTCATGGAATTGTGCATCGCTGAGAATCTTGGCCACACGATCAAGCACAACCCAGTCTCCGATATGTACAGTTCCCTCCCTAACAAGCAAGTTTCCGTTATCAAGCAGATAGACGAAATTCTCCAACTGGCCGGACACGAGAGCTTCAATCTCCGCCTTGTTCAACCCATCGTATTTCACAGCTTCAACCCGATGGATTTTGGTTATGTACTTCATGCTTGCTCCTCATAGAAGAATTTCCCACCAAAAGGTATCGCTTCTGATATTCCGAACAAATCAGCTACCTCCAAGAGATACGCCTTCCGCTTTCTCCCTTTCTCCGTTCTCGGGTTCTTAGGGAGCTTGCGAAGCCTCTCGTGCAGTCCACCAAGAAGCCATGTTCTGAATTTCTCGTTATCCAAGCACCGCTTGTAGTGATTGACGATTCTCTGGGCAGGGTAGAGGTTCTCAATGTCGTCAGTACCACCCTGCCTCTTGGGTACAATGTGGTCTATCTGCCAATCATCCTTGAGTGGTGTGCCTGTGTAAGCACATCTACCGCCGAATTTGTTGTACACTGCTTGCCGGTCAATCATATTTCCCCCTTTGGAGGCTTCGGGATTTGCACCCGACTCTTGACCGTCCACTTTGGGCTTGCAGTCAATCGAAACTAGATAGCCCCCGATGTCGGTCTTTCCCGACTGCCAACCCATCTAGGCGTTAGGTGCTACCATCGGTTGATTAGCTAGGCTGGCTCAACCGTAAGCCTCTGCGCATCCATCTACCGCTTGGTAGTGGCCATAAATCCATTATACCACGATTCTGGATATAAGCAATCTTACTAATTCCATGAAATGCGTTTAATGGAACTATCGGATTTCATAGGACGCTCAAATCATAACGCCAATGAATCCTCAGCTTCTTCTGAGGTATCATTGTTCCGAGTTCCCTACAAGTTTCCAGCGACAGGCTCTTGCGTACAGTAAGCTCCTGTTGCACGATATACGCACCGATGATATAAGTCTCCGAGTAGTCACGGAAGTTGCAAACAAAGGCTGGGAAGGTACCTACGTAGTCCACAGTAGCCAGTGCATTAGTCTGCTTGAGGCATGTTGCAGGAATGCTCCGTCCTGTGTGGCTCTTTAGTTCCAGGAGGTACAACGTTCCACGAGTGAATAAAAGGCAGTCACAGAGCTGTGAAGGTGTGAACCGCAAATCCGTAGACTTTGACCACCCACCAGCGTCATTGAGCCTAAGATAGAATTGATCGTCAAGCAC